TTGAAGTTATAAATAAGAATAGGTTGATTTGCTAAAGTTACAATAAGCCATACAATCTCAGATATTGCTTCTTCATAGTTTTCACTATTGATTAACTTATCGCCAAGATTTGATAGTCCGCCATACTTCTTAGCGATCTCCTTTGTTGCTTTAGTGGTAAGTAAAAGTTCATACTCTGTATCACCTATTTTGATTACAGCACTTCTTTCATCAGCCATTATTCACCACCTCCAGTTGGAATTTCAGTTTCAAATACAGGTTCATAAACAGAATTGTACCAAGCATCTATAATAGCTGTATTAGAACCAGTCTCGTTAACTTCAGCTTTCCACGGATGTTTATTATTTCCATCTGTTTTGTTTCGTCTAAAGATCGTTCCTTCAATAGTTGGAGTTGAGAATGTAATAGAATCACCCTTTGTTGCAAGGTTAGTAGCAGGAACTCCAAATAGAACTCTATAAAGCCAGTAATATCTGTATTTGCCATTTGCTTTCTTTGCTCTAAATCCGATAGCCACATACTTAGATGCATCCTCTCCGCCAGAGACTAATACACCATTTGTATCTACAACAGCACCTACAAGTGCAGCTGCAGCTTCGCTTCCGATATCATCAATTCCAAGAGATAAAGTTCCACTCTTGAATTCCTTAACAGCTTCTGCTTGGCCATCATCCGCATAAAGAGTTGCCTCATTTAATTCTACAGATAAATCAGCAGAGATTGCTTTTGCAAGTTGTACTGGAGTTCCATATGTTTCTTCTCCATCCTGATCTTCAGTGATCGTAGCATAATAAAGTTTGTCTAAACCAATTGTTGCCATTATTGTTTTTCCTCCTCGAATAAATAATTTTTGGCTATGTCTATTGAGTACTGATAATAGCCACTCTCAGTATCAAATCCGTTATATCTTCTTTCAGTAACATAGAAAGAATTATTGATAAGATCTCTTATGATCTCATTTTTAATCTTTAGATAATTAATTTTAGAAAAAAGAGAAATCCTTAGTTCCTGATAATCCACTTCTGGTTTATCATCAGCTGATAACGGATACGAATCAACCAATGGAACTAAAACTACATAAGTTTCAGGAGCTGTTCCACTAAATACCCCCGTCTCAACAGGAATATCCAAGTTTTGAATAAGCTCTTTTGTTTCTGATAATATGTTCATGCTTTATTAATCTCCTCCTCTAATTTTTTAGTCATTACTTCAATACATTGTTTTTGAGAAGATGACTTAGCAGGTTTTAGAAAAGGTTTAGCAGGTTGTCCATGCTTACCATATTCAATAATATTTGCAACCATAGCATTTGAACTACCATCTTTTCTTGGCTCACTAAAACCGATTTTAATGTTTGAGTTACCATTCCTATCAATTCTGACACCTGTAAGGCCAAGTGAAGAAACCAACTCACCGCTAGACTCACCACTCAATGATCCTTCAAGATTTGATTTGACCTTATCTAAAACAACCTCTCCACCAGCCTCAAGAACTACTTCACTAATTTCATCCATTTTAGAACCTAGAGTTGATAGTTTTTTTAGTAAGTCTTCAGGAAGTTTATAAGTACATTTAGCCATTTGAAGCCTCCACCTTTTTAGCTAGCACCTCAACATACATATTCCTTCCTTTGACATCCTCGACTGATAAAATGTTATATTTAAATCCGTTAAACATGATGTAATGCTTAGTATCAACGGTAATATTAGGTATCCTTCGGAATCTAAATAAGTCAGTTGCTTCACTAAATGCCGCCAAATTTGCCCAGCGTTCGCTTCCATGTTTAGCTTCAACAAACACTCGTATGTTTTCTAAAACAACAACTGACCGCCCAGAAAAACCCTCAGAATCGATAGTGTTTTGAAGAATACAAAGCTGTGCATTTTTGTTCATTAAACCAAGTCCCATAGCCTTATACCTTCCAATTTCTATCTATTCTTAAAAGCAAATTTACTGTTTTCCATGTTTGTTCTGCTGCATTTGTGTTGTCTGCAAAGAAACCTCCAGTTGATCCGTCTCGACTTTCATAGAAATGGCTTGAAAGCATAATGATTGCTTGTTCTGTAGTTGGTGGAATTGCATGAGTTTGATAGTAATTTGCTTCTAGATGCTGATAACTTTCAGCATAAGAAACGGCAGCAGAAATGAAGCCAGTAATCAGACCATCATCCTGTGAATGTTCAAGTATTAAATTCATTTTTACCTTGCTTAATAAGTCTACTGTAGCCATGTCTGTTGCCTCCTATCTTAATTTTCACTATCTATAACATTGATAGTAATTGTTTCTGTCGTATATCCTGCTCTTGAAATCGTTATAATTTTAGGTGTATTAATAACCTCATCACATTTTAACCAAAGTACAAAACTGCCTTCAGGACACCCAGCATTTATAGCTTCGTTAACATCTGCTTGTACTAGATCATATGTGCCATTATAGGTAACTCCAATTATTGAGCTTCTGCCTGTGCCGATAGACAATCCTATCCATTTATGAATGCCTTGTGCTGGATTAGAACTATCAAATTCCACTAGTTCATTAATAGGAACATCAATAGTTGCTATGTTATTGTCATAAGTAATAGTCCTAATTTTTGAATGGTTGGTAATTAAAGACTCTCCTGTCGGATTTGAAATTGCTGCAACACTAGTTGTAAATTCATCTTTTTCCATCAAACCTGCATCTTTAAGATTAATAAGCAAAGCATTAAAACTTTCTTTTAAAGTGTTTAACGATGCAACAGTACTTTCTGGCAAATTTTCAGCAATAGGAAGAGGGAATCCTTTTACGGTTGCTCCCTCTAATATTTCAAGTGTTCCCCCTATAACTGTTTTATCTCCACCTTGTTCGGTATAGTTCTTTGTGTTATAACTCATAATCTTTACCTCCGTTAAGCGTGTTGTACTAACACTTTAATTGCTTCTGGAAGGATAAGTTTACCGTCAACTCTTTGTGTTGCAACAAAACCAGTTTGATCAGTTGCAGCATAAAGTTCAGATAACTTCTTGAAGTTACGACCTTGTCTATCCGCAATCCAATAATATGAGAAATCACCGAATGCAATAGTCTTTGCACCTGCAGCAATTGTAGGAACATAGCTTGATGTATAAACAGGTCTACCAAGTAATGTGTCTGGTGTTCCACTAGTTAAAGCAGGTTGCCATAGGTAGTTACCATTAGCATCCTTAAGTTTTCTGATAGCCTTAATTGTTGCATCATTTACAATCCATACAGCATTTTTTCTGTAAGAAGCTTTAAGAGAATAGAATAAATCAATAATTTCATCGGCTTTAATCTCAGTTGCACTTGCTGTAGTAATACCAGTTTGAGCACCGCCTGTTGCATTAAAGATACCGACTGGCTTGCCTACACCATTACCATTGAAGAAAGCTTCTTCTTCTTTAGTACCGATTCTTCTACCGAATTCTTTTGAAATGTATGCTTCAAGATTAAATACTGAGTCGTTCAATAGTTCGTTAGAAACTTTAATAAGAGTTCCAAGCTTGTATGCACCGATTGAAACTTGAGTGAATGCATCATCGCTATCATTAATTGTGCCTTCTTCATCTACCCAAGAAGCACTACCTTTAGAAGCTACAACAGGGATTTTTCTATCACCAGTAGAAGTTGTAATGACGTGAGCAAGTTTTCTGAAAATGTTTTCTTCTTCAAGTGATTGAATAAGAGTATGTTCAAATTCATCTGGTACAAGAAAACCACCTTCAGAGTCTGTTCCTTCTTGTAATGCATTTAGAATTTGAGCATTAGAATGCTTGTTTCTCATTACATTCCAGAAACTCTTCTTATAAGCATTAGATGCACGACCAGTTTTTTCATCTTCTTTATCAGATGTCATTGGTTTTGCAGTGATAGGATTTGAAACAGGCTTATTAAGTTCAGCTTCAATCATATCTTTTCTTTCAAGACGTTTAATTTCATTGGTAAGATCATCAAGATCTCTTTCCATTTTAGAGTACGTAACATCGTCTTCCATATTAAGTACACCTTTCTCATTTCTATGAGAGTCAAGGAATGTTTCCATTGCACTCCAGGTTTTTGCACGTTTTTCACGTAATTCAATAATAGTCATTTTTCTTTTCCTCCATTAAATATATTTTTTGATTTTGTTGAGCTCATTTTTAAGCTCAGTGACTTTACGACCTTCTTTTTTAGGTGTAGGTCTCACCTTATCTACTATTTTGTTAAGTAGATGATTTTCAAACTCACGAGTAGAAAACTGAAAGCTTTCTGCTGCGATCATCTTTTTTGTATCTTCTAAAATCGCATCAGCAAAGCCCAGTTCAATCGCTTTTTTTGCATTCATCCATGTTTCTGAATCCATTAGGTGACTTAAAACAGTTCTTGTTTGATTTGTTTTAATCTCATAGGCATTGATGATTGATTCTTTAACTTCATCAAGTAGTTCAATAGCCTTTGCCATGTCTTTATGGTCACCAAATGCTGTAGTTGACGGATTGTGAATCATCATAAGGGCTGTAGGACTCATTAGGACTTTTGTACCAGCCATTGCAATAACTGAAGCTGCACTAGCTGCAATTCCATCAATTTTCACAGTGATAGGACTTTTGTAATCCATGAGCATTGAATAAATCTGACTTGCTGCGATACAGTCACCGCCTGGACTATTGATCCAAATAGTAATAGGACCTGTTCCACTACCGAGTTCTTCTTTGAACATTCGTGGAGTAATCTCGTCATCAAACCATGACTCCTCTGCGATTGTTCCGTTAAGTACTAGGACTCTTTCGGCCACTTCCGTTTCTGTTTGGTTTATCCAATTCCAAAACTTGTTCATCGGCGTTTTCCTCCTTCTTATTTTTATTTGCATAAGCTCCAGCATCACTTAGTGGGAGCATATTGCCATTAATTAAATAAAGATCTCCACCTTGTTCAGTAGGGATCTTATCTAGGTTTTCAAGTACACGAATGTCGTTTGCAGACATCCATCCATTTTGTCTTGCTGTTGAATAACCAGACATCCTAGAAGCATAATCTCCTCGCAAAAGACCTTCTAAATTGAACTTGAAGAAATATTTCTTTTTTTCATCAACTGTAAGTAAGGATCTATATAAGCTTTGTTCCCAACGAATAACCCAGGGATCAAGTGTATATTTCACAAACTCTAATGACTGTTGCTCGATATTTGAAAAGCTTGATTTTTCTAGGTCCGCTAACATATGAGGCGGAACTCTAAAGATACGAGCTATTTCATTTATCTGAAACTTTCTTGTTTCTAAAAACTGTGCTTGTTCTGGTGAGATAGAAATTGGTGTATACTTCATTCCTTCTTCAAGAACAGCAACTTTACCTGAGTTTATTGAACCACCAAATGTAGAATTCCAATTTTCTCTAAGTCTTGCTGGATCTTTTATTGTTCCTGGATGCTCAAGTACACCAGAAGGTGCTGCACCATTTGCAAAGAACTTAGCTCCATATTCTTCAGTCGCCATTGCAAGACCTATTGCATTCTTTGCCATTGCTATTGGTGAGTAACCAACTAGTCCATCAAATCCAAGTCCAGGAATATGAAGTACTTCTCTAGGAGATAATACAACAGTTGAGTTTTCTTTTGCATTAGCTTCTTCCGTACTTCTTGAATAACTGTAGTAAAGGTGACCTTCATCGTCTCTATCTACCGTCATTTTGTTTGCCATTAGAGGATATAAAGCAATAATCTCACCTTTACCATTTCTAATAATTTGAGCATAAGCATTACCCCATAAAAGCAAATGAGTCATTAGCGTTTCTCTAAATACAAATGAACTCATTTCAGGATTAGGTTCATCATGTAATAAACGATATAAGTTACTATCCAGTGCTTTTTCCTTACTTCCATCATCTTTATATCTATAAAAATGAAGTGGAAGCCCAGCAACAGCCTCAGCCAAGATACGAACACAAGAATAAACTGCAGTCATTTGCATAGCACTTCGTTCTGTCACAGTCTTTCCAGCAGTTGAGCCACCCATGTAAAATGTATAATTGCTTCCAACTGTTCTATTTTCAGGCTTATCTCTTGCCTTAAAAATACCTTTAAATATTCCCATATCTATCACTCCTTAAATAAATAAAAGACCTCTTGAATCATATATAGACTCAGAAGATCCTTCGTTTCTTATTGCTCTATCAAGTGCCATAACCGTTGCTACAGCACCATCTATTTTTTCTACTGATTTAGATTTATCCATTTTAATGTTTCCAGCTGGATCTTCTCTAATTGAGATATTATCCATCATCCAATGAAGGACTGGATTACCATTGTGTGCGATACGCTTGCCAACAACCAAGTTCATAAGTTCCTTTGTTGGTGGACTCATATCCTTAAAACCCTGTCCAAAGGGAACAACTGTGAAACCCATGTTCTCTAGGTTTTGAGTCATCTGAACAGCACCCCATCGGTCAAAGGCTATTTCTTTAATGTTATATTTTTTTCCTAGTTCCTCAATAAAGGACTCGATATAACCATAGTGGATAACATTACCTTCTGTTGTTTTTAGATAACCTTGTGATGTCCATAAATCATATGGAACATGGTCACGACTTACTCTTTGCTTCATATTCTCTTCAGGTATCCAAAAGTAAGGTAATACATGATATTTATCTTCATTTTCTTGTGGCGGAAAGACAAGTACAAAGGCTGTAATATCCATTGAAGACGAGAGGTCAAGTCCGCCATAACATACACGACCTTCCAGATCTTCTGGATTAAAATCAACATAGCAAGCATCATACTTCCGCATGGGCATCCAGCGTTTTTCTTGTTTCACCCATTGATTTAACCTTAACTGCCTGAAGGAGTTCTCTTCACTTGGCATTTGCTTTGCGGATTCACAAGCAGCTCTTACTTTTTCAATGTCTACTGTCACTCCTAGACTAGGATTAGCCTTTTTCCAAACTTCTGGATCAGTCCAATCATCATCAGGATCAGCACCATAAATGACAGGATAAAATGTTGGATCAATTTTTCTTCCTTCAAGGATATCCATTGCTTTTTGATGCACTTCATAACAAATAGAATTTGTATCATCACCTGCTGTTGTAATAAGAAAAAACAAAGGTTGCTTTCTGGCATCACCAGAACCTTTTGTCATAACATCATATAGTTTTCTGTTTGGTTGAGCATGAAGCTCATCAAATACAACACCATGTATATTGAAGCCATGCTTTGAGTAAGCTTCTGCAGAAAGAACCTGATAAAAGCTGTTTTTGTATTCGATTCTATTTTTTGATTCAGAGATCTTAACTGCTTTTTTCAATGTCTTATTAAGCTCGACCATTTTCTTTGCAACATTGAATACAATCTTCGCTTGGTTTCTATCAGCAGCACAACCATATACTTGAGCACCTTCTTCAAAGTCTCCACAAGTAAGTAAAAGAGCGACCGCTGCTGCTAGTTCACTCTTTCCTTGTTTCTTTGGTATTTCGATGTATGCAGTATTAAACTGTCTATATCCATTTGGCTTCAAAATTCCAAATACGTCTCTAATTATTTGTTCCTGCCAATTAAGGAGTTCAAACGGCTTTTTATACCAAACTCCATCTGTGTGTTTTAGTGATTCAATAAAGCATACAGCTCTGTTTGCTGCTTCTTTACTGTAAACGGAGTTTTTGGCTTTGAACTTGGTAGGAACATAAGTCTTTAATCTTCCCAAAACCTCATCCTCCATATTTTTGTAAAAGAAAAGCCGACCATATTAAGTCGACTTCCTTGTTTTGATATAAATCTTTACAAATCCTCAATTTTTGGAATTTCGAGTATTATCTTTTCAATTTCGTCAGGTTTCAAACCAAGTCCCTCAAGAGCCTGTCTGGTTCCGCAAGTAGGGCATATCGGTGTTTGGTTATCTACTCTTGAAATCGCTGGATGGCCTTTGTACTCCTTACCACACAAAGGACAAGTTTTAATAAAATCAGTTGTTGTTTTCATTGCTAACCTCCATACTTTTTAATATTGCATCTTCTAGATACTTAGGACTAAATCCAAATGTTTTATAACCTTCAAGACAAGTCATCACATAGTACTTTGAAGGCATCCCTACATCTCGATCCTCGTGCATGATATAAACGAATGCTTTCTTTCGATACTCTTTGCCTGTTTTGATCCCTTTGATATCAATTTCAACATCAGCTTTATAATAAAAGGTTGGATAACCTTCGTATCTATCAAGTGCTTGTTCATCAAGTTCAGTTACTTTCCAAATAGCAACTGGCAGTGATTTGCCTTCCGCTTTTTCAATTGTTAGGTAACCACCAGTTTTGCTTCCTTTGAAGAGAAGTTCATAATCTTCAATGAACCCAGTCCCTATAACTCTTGCAGTTGGACATCTTCTTTTCATCTGGTTAATGTTAAGGTTGCTACCATAAGCAATGTAGTATTTACTCATGCTGCACCTCCTTAAGCTGAAACCGTAGAAGCAGGTCTTACCCCGCTTCTAAAGCTTGCATCGCCTGATAATCTCTTTGTTAAGAACTCTCTTGCTGTTGCGAATTCCTCACCAATGAATCCAAGTCTAAGTAGCCAAGTTCTCATTGCGTATTTAGGATTCTCGTTTTGTTGTGGCTTTGGTGAGGCTCCTTTGGCTTCCTTAGCCATTTGACTTAAGGCTAGGCATAATTGAATGTAACTCTTAAGTTGTCCTGCGTGAAGCCCGTTTTGCTTGCCATCTTTAGGTGCATCAAATTGGAATAGTCTGAATTCAATTGTTCCTTTTGTGAAGGTTGCATGGAAGTTTAGCATGTGGTATCTTGAACCATTGTAATGTTGAGTTCTTCCATAATCTTCGTTTTGGCTTCTATACCAAACATCTGCGAAACCGCTCATTGTTGATGGCTTCTTTTTGTTTAATGCTGTAAGGAATCTTGGATCAACCGTTTTGCAGTATCTTCCGATTCTGCTTCTATCAATTTCTAATGATACTGCTAATAAACTCTCGTGGCTTGCCATGATGTTTGTTAAGTTTCTCATTGTCTTTGGTGTGTGTCCGTTTGCTCCAATGTGAATGTGAACTCCACACATTCTTGTTGCATCGCTTTTTGCTCCAGCCTTTCTAAGAATTCTGATTATCTCTTGTAATGCATTGATATCTTCGTATTTAAGAATTGGTGTCACCATTTCGCATTTTTCATCGTCTAGTCCAGCAATGCTTACATCCTTTTGAAATTTCCAAACTCTACCGCTTGTGTCTTTGCAGGCCCATGTTGAATACCCGTATTCGCTTGCTGCGTTCCACGCTCTGGTTCCAAAGAAATCGGCTACAAGTTCTGCTGCCTTCTTTCTTGTAATGTTGTTCATTTCAATCTCAACACCGATTGTTTGATTCTTCATGTTGTCGATTTGGTTTTTGATTTTTTCTTTCATTTTAATCCTCCTCATTAGACTTGCGTGTTTCTTTTGTCGTGTATATATATCACTCTAAAAGCAATTTATATCAAGTCATTTGAGAAGTATTTTTCAACTATTTTTGATATATTTATATATCAAACTTTGTCTTCGGTTATTACTCTAAATAGGTCTTCGCCATATATAAGATTTAACGAACTTCCGTTGTCCCAATGAACTAAAATTGAGCCAATATCATCAACTCCAACGACCGTTCCTTTTGTGCCAAGTGGCGGTGCTTGAAAATCGTCCATCTTCAGTAGTTCGATCCTTGTGCCTTTTGGATACGTGATTCTTAATTCAGCAAGTTGCTTTTTGGTTATCATAATTCTTTACCATCTTTACCTATAAGTTTAATCTGTGTGATTGTTCCATTGTGAAATAACTTCAACGCATATTCGAGTGCTTCTTTTTCAGTCCATTTCAGTGAATTAATGTAATAGTTAACTAAATACTCAATCCCAGAAAATCTTGTATCATACTTTTCACAAGTTTCCTTTAGCTCAGTTCTTAATTCTTCTATTGTTTTCTCTGCCATTTCTATACCTCCTTTAAGGTACTATATATATCGCTCTAAACGGCATTTATATCAAGTCATTAGTACTAGAATTATCTGAACTGCCGTCAACTTGCTTAACAACATCTGCGTATGCTACTTTTTGTCCGTTTCTGATACAATAAACATTTTCAGCATCACCTGTGTTTTCAACG